TGATTGATACATCAAAAACCAAAGATATACTACGTACAGTTCATGCACTAGCCGATTATTCAAATAAAGTCATTTCAAAAATACGAAACAGATATAATTCTTCCGTACCACATTATATATTTTTACGTGCACTTTAAGATTAAAGACGTATGCATCATAAATGAAAATAGCTTCGGTCGTTACCTCAATTTTTCCATTTATGATTTTAAAAAATTTTGGTAGTATAACGAATATAGTTTACTACATATATGAAAATGAATTTACATTTAAAACAGTTTATATAGCGAGACATGTAGATCTTTTAGTATTGGGATACAATCTGAAAGGTTACCTTGATTATATGGAAATTATATTTAATCTTTTATCGGTGGTTATCGTGTATAAATCAAGATTCCGTGATAAAAGGTATTTGGATGCAAACTTATTAATAAGCGTAATTAAAAGTGCATCTGGAATGCAAAAGTTACACTACCTCATCTCACTTTATTTTTGGTTTATTGCATTTATTATTCAATACGATACCATATACGGAAAATATACAAATGCTATCGTAAACATACTTCTGTGTCCACCCCAATATTTATTAAAAAATAATCTTCTCAGTTTACAGTAGAAAATGAACAAGGTTATACTGTTTATATCACTTTTACTCATTATATGGTTTTTCATACCTATATACGAAAAGCCCAGAGTACTAAAAAGTATGTTAAGTGAAGACGAGTGTGACCATATAAAAAAAATAGCGTCTAAAAAATTACATACATCGACCGTATCAGAAAACCGCGATATAGACGAGTCTATACGGAAAAGTGAAACGGCGTGGCTAAAAGCGTCGGAAGATCCAGTTGTTGATAAGCTTATACGTAAATGCGTTTCGATGACGGATCGTCCTTTAAGTAACTGTGAGGATTTACAAGTTCTTAAATATAAACCGGGTGGGTTCTACAAACCCCACCAAGATACGTTTCCCGATGGTAAGAATAAACGCATGTACACATTCATAGTCGCCTTGAATGACGAATATGAAGGTGGTGAAACTGTGTTTCCAAACATAAACAAATCGTACCGATTAGAAAAGGGTGATGCTCTGTTCTTTAACACACTAAACAATTACGAGTGTATAACCAAAAAAGCATTACACGGTGGTGCACCTGTAAATTCCGGTGAAAAGTGGATATGTAATTTATGGATTAGGAAGTATCCTTATTAAATAAAATATCATGTTAAATAAATGATAAATAACAATACATCTAAAAATAGAAAAAATTTAATAAGTTATATAAATACGAAAAACAAAATATGTAACGGTCTCAATAAAATGCAATTCGTAAATCAATTAGGTAAAAAAACAATGAACGAAATTAAAGAAAATGTTAATAAAGAATTTCGAAAACAACAACTCCGTTTTTTAGGTAGAGGGTGTGGTAACGGTATAAATCTTCGAAAAACTCAAGGTAAAAAAGGTTTATTTAGTAAATTTAAGCGTGTTCGGTAACGATACCCTTTTCGGCTAACATTTTCCTGTTTGCCATGTGTTGTGCCTGAACATCGTCCTTATTTTGACCATGGTACGGAACGGCGTGTCTGTTTTCACACATCCACTGATTCACATTGGTCCAGTTTCCATCTTCCGAAACCCAAATTTCACCGAGAACGCGTCCGAATTTACCGCGACTATCCATTTCCGGGCATCTTAATTCGATCTCAATATCGTCCTTTTCAGATGCAACCGCTTTCATACACCATTCTGCGAGGTTTTTCTTTGCGAGTTTTCCATAGACCTTTTCGACTTTATCCGACGTTCGCGATTCGGGGGTATCGATACCGAGAAGTCGTACGCGTTGACGCGTCATGACGTCAAACCCCAAATCTATGAGTACATCTATAGTATCACCATCAACGACCTTTTCGATCGCAGCGATTTTAAACTTGAAATTACACGGGGCTTGGTTATAGGTAGTCATTTTGTATATAGTTTAGTATTTTATTCTTTAATATTTAAAAAATACTATGCGGTACTCGCATAGCTTTTATTTTTTTTAATTGAAAAACTGTTTTCAGAATTTTGATAATATTTTAAGAGATAATTGAAGTTTAGACGATTTGTTTCATGTTCATCATAGAATATAAATAAACGCTTTCTCTGTCTTTCATTTATACCACCAATACTTGGCGACCTTAACTCTTCTTCTGTCATAAAAAGATTTCCATCTGCGTTGTTTTTGATAATGTCCCTTCGAGATGAATGATGATTATTAGTATAAAATCCTTTGCGGTGTCTATATCTATTCCATACCTCATCACTTAGAGTGACATTTTCATTTTTCAATTTCATTGTCCTTTTCAAAATATTTTGTTCATAATTTCTTGGATCGACATTATATGTACTTAAATTTAAAATTCTGCAAAAATCGTTTACTTCGTCAAACGAATTAAACACTTTGGATTTTACGGTGTGAGATGCACGTTTTTTATGTGTCGTCAATGTGTGTTTCTCTCTTCTAATATTTAATTCATCAAAACTGAGTCGATTAGCTGAATATTGTCCGACTTCTACGTTACCGTATATAGTAAAAGTACAATTATTTAACCAATCATTATCTTCATAATAAACTACTCGTTCTTGATCTTGAACTATTGTGTTTATAGGTGTTTTAGTACCTCTATAAGTGTAATACCAGACCAATACCGGTTGACACTTAAACTCTATACTTCTCTTCGAAGTTTCGTTTAATATATACAATTTTTTATATTTTGGATCTACACCTATCCATTCATCTTTATCATGCCATTGTATAACATGGTCTTCGTTTTTGGAAGAAACAAAAATAGGTTTTTTCATATAAATATCACCTCCGTTATTATTGTAAATATAATCTTTGAAAATGTCTGAGTAATATTTTTTACATGTCTCAAACTTTGATTTGCCACTTTCTTTGAATTTTCCGGTTAATCTCAAAATAGATACAAATTTTTCCCCACCCTGTAATAATTCTTTCATACGTTCTTTACCAAATTCAGACAAATGATATGAAAAATCACCGTTTTCGTCTTTTTTTTCTAAAATAAACTCTTCAGCTTCTTTAATTCTATTTTGATCTATTAGTTCACCTATACCAATATAATTATCGGATGGTACGAAAGTGAGATTTTCACTATTATTTTTTAAATATGAATCATCAATCGCAATATTTTCTTCATGTATGACATCGGGTGTTGCTGAATAATATATCACTTTACTTTTTACGTGTTTTTCAATTTCTGGTTTGATAACTTTACACACTGTTTTATATAACAAATTTTTATCTGAAGCACCATAATCCAATTCATCGATATGAAAAATAATAGGTTTTGTCCTATCAATACCCTTATAGACTTTCTCGAAATCAATAATACTATCTGTTGTTTTTAGTTCGTGTATAGATAATCCATATTTTTTTAATTCTTCGTGCTGTGATTTATCCCTGGTTAGATGTGAAGTCAGGAAAATATTAGCATATATGTCTTTAGTCATTAAAGAACCTATTTCAACCATAACACGTTTACCAGATTTTACAGGTGCTTTAACAATGATATTCTTTTTATTACATTTAAGTATTTCATCCTTTACAAAATTAAAAGTTTTTAAATATTTAAATTTCAAATCATCAATTGATAATGGGTGATGAAGATCTGTCATTATTTTTTTTTTCGTTTATATATTGATCTTACGCCATTTCTTTAACTAGTTTAAGATCAATATACACAAATTATTAAATTATATTGATCTTAAACCTGAAATTACACGGGGCTTGGTTATAGGTAAACATTATAAATCACGTATCTTTTTAAGTTCGTCACACATTTTCAAATAATCACCTTCTGGTATGCTCGTCGAGTTTTTATCGATAAGTTCCATAACGGTTCTCGAAACGTTTCGTAACGTTATATCCCTATCGTATATAGGTTCTGGTGTCAAGGGTGGTCGACACAACCAATCCGTTCCCGTTATTGCCCCGTCGTAACTATATATTTCGCGAATGTGCATTAAAAAGTCTCTTAGAGAATCATAATACACACTCGGCGACCATACACTATCGTGTCTGAATATATGGTCTTTATCTACGTGTACATTTTGACTATCACTCCAAAGACCCGTGTTATAATTAAACATGGATATCGGACGAATGGTACCATCCGAAGGTGTTGGTAAAGTATCGTTACGGTTAAGGTACGTCGCGTTATAATTGAATGAAAATATAGGGGACGCATATGCTTCTATACTTTGTACCGGACCACGCCCACGTTCATTTTCATAAATGACCTTGATGAGTATATGTTGAAGACTTTCACATGGGTTAGGTATAGTTGAACGAATGCTACTGTTCACGAAAGGCGTCGACGGCATTTATATACGTTTACCTTTTAATCCTTATCTGGTTTTATAAGAATTTCCGGTGTTTCATCTGGCATGTCGATGACGTATCTACTTGGATCGTTTGTAGGAGATACGATTACTATTCGACACTTATCGGTACTAATCATTGTTTGTTCGGGAACATTGGTTGGTATGATAATGGGTCTACACAAAAGCATCCACATTTATATAGTAAAACTTTTTATTTTTAATATATACACAAATCAAACAGTAAAAAAATAATTAAAATCTTTGTCAAAAAAAGTACCGACCATAAAAAAAATTTTTTATTTATATGGATCATCTTCCTCGAGGAGATAGTTTTTTTTCAAAAGTAAATTTTAAAAGTACTTGGTACTTTTTTTAACAAAGATTTTATTAATAAAAACTCTATATGTTTTGTGTATAAAGATAACAGTACTATATTATAAAAAAAATGAATGAAGACGTAAAAAAGTATATACAGGAAGGTATACACTTTTCAAATGAACTTATGGATGCCATTGAGGAAATTTCCCAAAAATATCAAGAACATATATCCATGTCTATGGAAATTGGACACTTTGATGATCTTGATAAAGTCATGATGGATTTATCTAGAACTCTTATAAAATACACGTATCTTATAAGAGATTTTCAAGAAGAAAAAAGAGGTTTAGAAACAATATCCGAAGAATGAGTAGATGATACAACAATATGCACAATACGTATATAAAATACTTGGCCCCGGTTATAGCGAGCGCGTGTATCACAATGCGATGGAAGTTGTCTTGCGAAAAAACGGGGTACCCTACGAAACGGAGAGAATAGTTCCTATTGTATTTGAAGGACACACAATAGGGAATCTTCGCGCCGATATAATTTTAAATAAAAAAACTGTACTCGAACTCAAATCGGTTAAAACCGTGAATGACGTTATGGTCACACAAGCACAAAATTACCTCAAACTTACCGGTTTA